ACGCGGCCAAGGAACAGGCCGCCATCCGGGAAGTGACCGAGCGGGCCAAGAAGTTCCACGCCCGCCTGGACGCCATGGGGCTGAAATACCGGGACCTGCTGGAATTGGAGGTCCTGGCGCACAGCCTGGGCGATGTGGGCCACAATATCCTGCTGGGGTATGAGCGCGGGGAGGGGTGGCCGGAGGCAGCGGGCCAGACACCCACCGAGCGGGAGCCGGAAACCGGGGAAAATCCATACTGGGCCATTTATCCGTTGCCGGAGGACTGCCGGAGCCTGTTTGTATTTGCAAGCGCGGAGCAGTTCGACAGGTGCGTAAAAAATGGGGTGATCCCGCTGCATGACGATAGGGACAGTCCTGGAGAAATGCGGATCCCCTGTTTTATCGGATATGCCGCTACACAAGATCTGAAATGTCTGGATAAACTGGCGGGGTTGAGCGGGGCCATACAAGAACAAGGGAAACAGCCTGATCATTCCGAAACCACTGGGATTTAAGCCCCCACCCTAAAGACTGGTAACGGTCCAGAATTGCGTCTTTATTTTGGTTGTTTACCTCTTGAATAAACTGGATCACAATTTTGCACCCCCTTTCACGGTGATTTTAGCACAGACCGGCGGGAGGGGCAAGAAAGGAGGCCAAAATGTTCAGACTGAAAGCCAACAAAAACAGCCTTTACAAACTGGTGGGCGAATTTGAGAACCTGCCGCCCATGCGCCGGGTGACAATCACCAAAGCATACCGGGCGCCGGACTGGTGGCTGAAATGGACGGACGCGGACGGCCTGCTGTGTGTGGCGTTTTGCTCCACTTGCCTGGGAAAGCCCCTGCTGGCCATTGACAAAAAGGAGTTTTGCGGGCCGCAGGTTTCCCGCGTGGTCCATGACCTGGACGCCAAGGATCTGCTGGAGCGGGGCATGGTGGAGAAGTTCACCACGGCGGCGGAGAGGGGGGCTGCCTGTGGCGCGGTGTAAATTTTGCAACCAGGAAATTGACTGGATCACCAGTCTGGAGGGCAAGCAGGTCCCCGTGGACCCGGATCCCGTTTTCGTGATCGAGGACGGCGGACCGGAGGCGTTCCTGGACGATATGGGCGCCACCATCACCGGGCGGCAGGCCAGACCGGAGGAGGAGAGCCGGGACCTCCCCGTGGCCTTTGTACTCCACCGGCGGACCTGTCCGTGGGCGGACAAGCCCACACAGCGGCGGGTGGAAAGGGGTGGCAGCTATGGCGGACTTTCTCCAGCTACCTGATCGGCGGTACAGCGTGATCTATGCGGATCCGCCGTGGTCATATCGCCAGTGTGGCGCAACGGACAAGAGCAGGGGCAACGCGGTGAAACATTACCAGACCATGACCACCGCCGAGATCTGCGCCATGCCGGTCCCCTCCATCTGCGCGGAGGGTGCGGCCTGTTTTATGTGGGCCACGTTCCCAAATATCGCGGAGGCCATCAAGGTCATGGAGGCGTGGGGGTTTCGCTATGTCACCGCCGCTTTTGTATGGGTCAAAAAGAACCGCAGGAACGGCGGGAATTTTTGGGGCATGGGTGCCTATACCCGCGCCAATGCGGAGGTGTGCCTGCTGGGGATTGCTCCAGGCTTTAAGGCAAAGGAGCGGATCCAAAGTCACCGGGTACACCAGATCATAGAGGCCCCTTTTCAGGGGCACAGCAAAAAGCCGGACGAAACGCGGCAGCGGATCGTGGACCTGCTGGGCGACGTGCCCCGCATTGAACTATTTGCCCGCCAGCGGGCGGACGGCTGGGACGCCTGGGGAAACGAGGCACCGGAGGAATAGGAAAAATGGCGGAGATCATCAACCTGGACGACTACCGGCCAGACTGCCGGAATTGCCTATACCACACGGACCGGGGCGGCGGTGCGTGTACCTATCCGGGCGGATGGGAGTGGGACACGCAGTACAACAGGTGCGCCACGTTTCGCTGGAGAAATGGCCGCCCAGGAAAGAAAGGAGATCAACATGGAACAGATAGCAAGGGACCCACGGGCGGATTTTCTGGCGGTGTATAGAAACACCATAGGCCGGAACGGAAAGGACGCCCTGGAGTATTGGCTGGAGAATGAAACGGACTTTTTCACGGCCCCGGCCTCCACCAATAAGCACCTGGCACAGCCGGGCGGCCTGGTGATCCATAGCCTGAACGTGTGGCGCCGCCTGCGGGAAATCACCGTCCGGGACCTGACGGACCGGGACGCGCCGGGGGTGCGCCATCTTTCGGAGGCGGAGGAGGAAACCGTGGCGCTCCTGGGCCTGCTGCATGACGTGTGCAAGGCGGACGTATACCACCAGACGGACCCATTCAAGGCAGCAATGGAGGGAAAACTGGCCACCATGGCCCCGTATGAGTTCCGGGACACTTTCCCGCTGGGCCACGGGGAGAAAAGCCTGTTTCTGATCACCCGCCACATGGCGCTGACCGAGGAGGAGGCCCTGGCCATCCGGTGGCACATGGGGGCCTATGACGACGCGGTGAAAGGCGGATCCCGCTCCATGACCGAGGCCATGAACATGACCCCGTGGGTGTGGCGTCTGCAGGAGGCGGATATGTGCGCCGCCTGGATCGACGAAAGGAGCGCGGCGGAGTGAAAAAACTGCTGTGTAAGCCCTGCGCCGTGGCCCTGGCGGACCGGGGCAAGACCGTGAAACCTGCCGCCATGCGGTGCGAGAAAATCACCTGTGCGGAGTGTGGCCGCCGCCGGTTTGGGTTCCTGTATGACGTGACCGGCTGGACCACCCGCAGGAAAAAGGAGGACAAGACCAAATGAAAGGGAAACACGCTGAAATTGTGAACCATCTGGAGGAGATCCAGCGGGCGGTCCCGGTGATCGCGCTGGCGCTGGCCGTTGTGGCGCTGATCGTGGCCGCTGTGGCCATGGACACCAGCAAGGCGGCCCAGGAGGCAGCGAAAGCGGAGCGGCCCGCCGTGATCTTTACCGTGGCGCAGGAACCGGAGGCCACCCTGCTGGTGGGCGACGCCTGGGAATTTGCGGCCCTGTACCGGGCAGCGGAGGACCCGGAGGAGAAACAGCGGATTGGGGAGGCGCTGGAGGCCCAGGGCTATTTTTCGGCGGCGGTGCCCCTGCCCTGGGAATACCAGGACTATATGAGGACCTACTGCCACCTGTACGGGTGCCCCTATCCCCTGGCCCTGGCCGTGGCGGACTGGGAAACCCGTGGCCAGTTCAACATGGAGGCCGCGGGACCTGCCGGAGAGGTGGGGATCATGCAATTAAACCCTGGTCCGGGCGGGTCCTACCACGCGGAACTGGAGGTGGCCACCGGCCTGGACCCCACCACCCCGGAGGGAAACATAGCCGGCGGGTGCTATAAGCTGGGGAAATACCTGGCGGAATATGGGGACGTGGCCATGGTGGCCATGGCCTACAACAGAGGACAAGCTGGAGCGCGGGCAGCCTGGGAGGCCGGGATCACCTCCAACGAATACACGGACGCCGTTCTGGAGGCCATGGAACGGTGGGAGTGTGCGGTGAACGCATGGGCCGGGGAATAGACCCGGCGGAACGCGCCCGCACGGTGGCAGCAGCAAAGCGGAGGGCCAGGGAAAGCCGCTGGAACGCACCAGGGCGGGCCAGAGTGGTCCACCCCGTCCACGGCACCGTGGTGGTCCCCCATTCCTCCAACCTGACCGCCATACAAAACGCGGCGGAGGTGTGGCGGTGTGACTGGACAGAGATCACGGACGCCCAGGTGTGGGCGGCGGAGCCGGGGGACGTGCCGGTGAAAATGCCATACATCATATAAAAAGGGGATGAAAAAATGTTGATCAATGAGGCCGGGGTGGTCCGGGCCATCAAGCGGGCCTATAAGGGCGGCGGGTACACTGTGAACGTCCAGGACGGGATCATGTCCATCTATACACAAAACTGGTACATACAGGCCCGCCGGGAGGTCATGCCGCGCAAGGTCCTGGCCGCCATCGTGGAACACGCCGGAATGATACCGGGCGAAAAGGAACCCACCAACATTATGAAAGACATGGAGCCGCAGCTGGTGATCCCGGAAACCGCCGCCGAGGAAATGAACAACTGGCGCGTGGGTGAGCGCGGCGACGACGTGGACCTGGTGCCGGTGATCATGCAGGGGTTTCAGATTTTCCAGGCGGAGGCCGGGGCCTGCTGGGGGATCCGGCTGTCCTACCTGGGAATGGTGGAGCGGGACGCGGCGGAGCATGACGGCGCCATTGTGGTGGATAACTGCCGCCTGCTGTGGGACGACGGCGGGGAGGCCATAGCGGTGGAGGCCGTGCGGAAAGCCAAGTCCGGGTGGGCAAAAGCCTGGGAGCGGGCCGTGTGGGAGGCCCTGGAGGGTGTGGACCTCCACAAAGAGGAGGAATAAACCGTGGAAAGATTGACGCAGCGGGGTTTTAACTTTGATCGTGACTTTGTGGCCTCCCACCTGCAAAGCTGGCCCATAGCGCAGGCCCTGAAAAAACTGCAGGAAATTGAGGACGCCATGGAGGATCGGGAACTGCACCCCACATATTTTGACCAGATCACCGCCTCCCCGGAGGCCCTGGCGGAGTTCCTGGCCTCCATCCCCGCATTAGATACCCCGTGGGACAAGGTTTTCCAGCGGACCTATTGCGCCGCCTGTTCGGCGGAGAACTGCGACGCGGAGAACTGCCCCCACCAGGCGGAGCGGAACAGCCCGGCGTGGTTTCTGGCCCAGGAGGTGGCGGACGGTGGAAATGATCCTTTGCGGTGACGCCCTGGAGCAACTGCGGACACTGGAGGCGGAAAGCGTCCACACCTGTGTGACCTCCCCACACTATTACAATCTGCGGGACTACGGGGCCGCCGGCCAGATCGGCATGGAGGAAACCCCGGAGGAGTACATAGGCAAGCTGGTGGACGTGTTCCGGGAGGTCCGGCGGGTCCTGCGCCCGGACGGGACGCTGTGGGTCAATATCGGGGACAGCTACGCCACCAGGTCCGGGCCGCAGCCACCGACCAACACGCGGAACACCTGCGGCCACACGGCAAAGCACAGACCGAGCGGGTATAAGTACAAGGACCTGATGGGGATCCCGTGGCTTTTGGCCTTTGCCCTGCGGGCTGATGGGTGGTATTTGCGGCAGGATCTTATATGGCACAAAACCAACGCCATGCCGGAGAACGTCCGGGACCGTTGCACAAAAGCCCATGAATATATTTTCCTGCTGTCAAAATCGCCACATTACTATTTTGACGCGGCGGCAATCCGGGAGCCATGCGGGGTCAAGGGGAACGCCAGGACGTTCCGGGGCGGTGGAGCCTATACAGGCGGGCGGTCGTTCCAGAACAGCGCCCGCGTGGAGCGGGAGAGCCACGGGAACAGCGCGAACAACACCGGGGGCAGAAACAAAAGGAGCGTCTGGAGCATAGCAACGGGGCAATTTAAGGCCGCCCACTATGCCACATTCCCGGAGCGCCTGGTGGAACCGTGCATATTGGCAGGGTGCCCGGAGGGTGGGACGGTCCTGGACCCATTCGCAGGGAGCGGGACCACCGGAGTGGTGGCCAAGCGCCTGCGGCGCAATTTTGTGGGTGTGGAGATCAACCCGGACTATTGGAAAATGGCAACGGACCGGATCGCGGCCACAACGGCACAGCTTGACCAAATCAAAATGGAGGAGGTGCCGCAGGTTTGAATGTAGCCTACAATATGGATTGCATGGCAGCTATGCAGAAAATACCGGATCACTATTTCGACCTGGCCGTGGTAGATCCGCCATACGGAATAGGGATTGACGGTCAAAAGCTGTCAATAAACAAAAACCCAAAGCACAATAGAAAATACCATCCGACAAAGGGATGGGACGCGGCCCCGCCGCCAGACGAATATTTCAGGGAATTGGAAAGGGTTTCAAAACACCAAATTATATGGGGTGCAAATTATTTTGTGCCAGCAATAAATCAAAGGCACAAGGGCTGGATCGTCTGGTATAAAGGCCAGCAGGATTTAACCATGAGCGACTGCGAATTGGCCTATTCATCATTCGACACCCCAACCAGAGTGGTGATCATAAATCGCGGGCAACTGCAAAAAGAGGGCGGAACAATACACCCAACACAAAAACCAGTGGCGCTATATTCCTGGATTTTTTCAAGATATGCAAAACCAGGCGACAGGATATTGGACACACACCTGGGGAGCGGCAGCAGCCGGATCGCGGCCCATGACGCTGGTCTGGACTTTGTGGGGTTTGAGATCGACCCGGACTATTTTGCAGGGCAAGAGGAACGATACAACGCCCACACCGCGCAAATGTCCATTTTTGCGGGGGGGGGGGGGGGGGGGAGCCCCTAAAAAAACTTTAAAGCAGCGAAAACAATTACCCCCCCCGAAAGGAAAATCAAAAAAACG